CGAGGTCAGCCGCGCTATCGCCCCAGATGAACTCCTGCTCCGCAGGCTGGGGGATGCCGGACTTCGAGAGGTGGAACGTGGCGATGCACCACGCTGCACCTCGAAATCCCGTGCTGTCAGCCATGTGCCTCTCCTGTGCTGACGTGTGAACACCACACGCTCACCACACGGAGCACAGCGTGGCCAGGGGCTGTGCTCCGTGGCAGGTGAGGGAGTGGGGCTCCTAGCGGCGGTCACCACGGTGCAGGTGACGCCCGATGACGCCGCAGCCCTCGACCTCCTCACGGCAGACGTTGACGTTGCCGTGCTTGTGGACCTCGATGCCGCGGATGGTGCTGTCGGTCCCCACGGGGCGCTGCCCCAGACCGACGATGCGAGAGGGGAGGGACTCGGTGACGACGCCGAAGTGCGCCTCCCTCACGGTCGTGGTGGACCCACCCTTGCTCACGACGAGCCGGGTGACGACGGGCTGACCCATGTGTGTGTTCTCCTACGTGGGACGCGATAGGTTGACAATCCGCTTACGAGAACGACCTACGCATCACCCTCCTTCCCTGCAAGGAGCATCCCCTCCGAGTACGGCGTCAGGTCCTTGGCGACGAGGCGGTTCTCCAGCGCCCTCCGCCACCACGAGTTCTCCGACACCGGGGCCTGCTCGACCTCGGCGATGGGCTCCGCGACGCTCGACTCCAGCGTCTGCTCCGCCATCACGTCGATGGCGTCGATGGGCATGGACACTTCGTGCTCCTTCCGTGTTCGATGTGCTGACGAACGGCCCGCCTAGATGCGAGCGAGGTTGTGGTTGATGTCCTCCATGGAGCGAACGAGAGACTCGGCGAGCGCGTCGTTGGCCTCCCAGCCTCCCATGTCGGGGATATCGGTCTCCAGCCACGAGTTGAGCGTGTCGCCGAGTTGCATGGCCTCATCGACCGTGAGGGTGACCTGCACGAAGGCAGGCTCGTCAGGGTCTGTGGGCACGATGAGCCGAGCGATAGCCATACGACCTCCTGCGGCGGGGATTTGCAGCGGGATTTGACGCCGCATCACGCTGCATCTGTGCACAAACTGGCGCACAGACCTAAGCCCCCATGCACTTGTCGGCATGGGGGCTCGGCGTCTGACGTCAGGTCGTGACGTCTACGAGGGTCAGCGGACGATGGCCTTCAGGGCCTCGGCGACGGCGAGGGAGATGACCTCGGCGATGTCGGGGGTGATGGCCGGGTTCGAGTTGGTGCCCTTGCTGTGCTTCCGACCCTCGACGTGGGAGTCGTAGCCGTTCTTGGTGGCGAACTTCCGACCGTAGTCCTCGCAGGACTTCTTGTCGCAGGTGCCACCGGCGCCCCGCTCCCGCTTCTGGGAGAGGGACTCGCCCTTCTGGGACTTGAGGGCCTCAGCGACGATTGCTGCGACCTCCGCCTCCGTGAAGCGGCGCGACGTATTGCGGGCCATTTACGGCCTCCTATTCGGGCTCGCCGCGAGGCGCACGCGTTTATCGCGTGGCTCTCGGGCTATGTCTGTTCTGGCTGATGCCCCCCGGTCGCGCAAGTCCCGTGAGCGTGGAGTGGTGGGGAGCTGCGTCAGAAATACGCGGTTGCACAGATAAGCCTCGCGCCTTATGTCCCACCCCCGACAAATGCAGCTTGACCCCTGGTATACGCTCATACCACTAGCTAGCTAGCGAGGACCAGATGCCCAAGGTGGCCAAGCAGATATCGATTGACTACGACCTGTGGGAGCAGGCCAGGGAGCTCGCCAAGGCGGGAGATATGACGATGAGCGCACTTGTCGCGCAATTGCTGCAAAAACGGTTGCGGGAGGTCCGGGCCGAGGAGAAGAAGAAATGAAGAAGATGGACCCGCCCGTCCGGCACTGGACCCGGCCGGACCAGAGGACGGTGGTGCTCACCCCGAAGAACAACGAGTTCTGGGTGAAGGTCACAATCGGGGACTGGGACCCCGCGGTCACACGATTGGTGGTGGAGGACGTGGTGACGTTCTGGTCCATCACGGGCTATGAGCACGAGAATCCCCTCGCCATCATCGAGGACATCACCGTCACCAACGTGACCGGGAATACCCGGCCATTGGAGCTGGAATGAGCGTGGAAGCCATCCGGGAGCGTCATCTGGAGCGGATGCGCGTCTACGGTGGCGTGAGAAATGCAGCAGATGCGGATGTCGAGGAATTGCTGCAGGAAATCGACCGGCTCAATACCGCCGCCATGGACCTCGCCGAGGCGGCCCGCATCTCCCTTCAGCAGGAGGGATGGCACACGGACGAGCGCCTGGCGCGCGCACTGGATGCTCTTTACGGTCAGAGATGACACCCACAGGCATCTGGGAGTGCACCGAGCTCATCACCGCTGACCGGATGACACATGCACGGGAGGTCCTCTCTTCGCTCGGTGTCGACCATGAGGACGGGGCCATCTTCATCATCGACGCCATCATGTGGCGCTGGCGAAAACTCCCCCTGACAAATGCAGGAAATGCATCTGTCGCGCCCAGCGAGGCAGACGATGACCTGTCGCTCCTCGCCTGGACGGTCCTCTTCCTCGTCATCGGTGCCGTCATCGGGCTGGTCATCGGGGCATGGTTCCTGTGAGATTGACACGGGGGTGTACGCTCGGAGCTGTCTCGACGACCGACCAGCGAGCCAGCTCCGAGACCTCCCACCCCTGCATTTCCCTATACTCCCTTGCCAGAAGGTGCACATCGTGTAGTCTTCTGTGCAAGCGAAGATAGGGAGGCCCGACGTCGGGATGGTCGATGAAGGCCGTGCCTACATCTCTCTTGAACGGGAATTCTCCGCACCTCATCTCGTGAAAGGTGCGGAGGGGGAAGAGGGTCGGCCACACCGTCATCGCTACAGGGTCTCCGTCAGAGCGCATGGTGACCCGGATACCGCGGATGTCGCGCAATTGCTCGACGATGCCATCCGGGCGACGAGTACCGCGGCGTACGACCAGTCGGCGTCCCCGATATCCATCGCGTACTGGTTCCGCGAGCACTTCGTGTTCGCCCTCCCGGATTCATACGTGGAGGTGGTCCGCTATGACCGGACGGGCGATATCCGCGTGGGGGTGCCCGGATGACCAAGAAGCCGTTCACCTGTGAATGTGGTGTCAGGACGTACGAGCCGTTCTTCATCGCGAACGTCTGGATGTGCGCCATCTGCGCCGAGAAGCAACGCCCATCCATCGTGGAGGCAAGAGCGAGACAGTGGTGGCGCCGCGTCGACGACCGGCCGTGGATGGTGAAGCTCATGACCGCGAGCCCGGAGCACGACTGACCGTCCTCTCCGTCCCGGTCGGCTCACTCCGGCCGAATGCGTGGAACCCGAACCGGATGGACTCCTTCATGTACGAGAAGGAGAAGTCCTCCATCACGACCTTCGGGTTCGTCGTGCCCATCATCGCGAACACATCCGGCGTCATCATCGACGGGGAGCATCGCTGGAAGGTGGCGAAGGACCTCGGGTACACCGAGGTCCCTGCCATCTATCTCGACATCGACGACACGACGGCGAAGCAGCTGACCATCGTCCTCAACGAGACCCACGGCGAAGCGGACCCCGACCGGCTCGCCGACCTCGTCCGGGACCTCGCGGGCCGGATGGACAAGACCCGCCTCGCCGACGTCCTTCCCTTCTCCCACGAGCGCATGGCGACATTGCTCGGTGACTTCCACTGGGACGCCTTCGACGAGCCGCGGAAGAAGGAAGAGAAGAAGGAGGAGTGGGTCCTGCGGTCGTTCCGCATGCCAGCCGACGCGGCACAGGTGCTCGACGACGCCATCCGGCGCATCCAGGCCTCCGAGCGGTGCCCGGACTGGTCCGCCCTGGAGATGATTTGCGCGGAGTACCTCGGTGGTCAGTAACACGCACAAGGTCGACTACAAGGCGATGGAGCGGGAGTACATCGGGGGCACCGAGTCCATCCGCGGCATCGCCGAGCGCTATGGCATCTCCTGGTCCGCCGTCGCCCGCCAGGCCCGACTCGGGGACTGGGCGACCCGGCGGAGGGAGTTCCAGGCCGAGGCCACCCGCCGGGGGATGGAGGACGCCGAGCAGCGTATCCGCGGCCAGGCCGGTCTCATCCGCGAAGAGGCCGTGCAGGTCATGCGGGCGACGCTCTACGCCTACGCGGATAACCTGAAGGACAAGCCGGGCAACGTCACGACCCGCGATGCGGCGCTCGCCATCGACAAGCTCCTCCTGCTGACCGGGGAGCCGACCAGCCGTACCGAGGAGCACCATGTCTTCGAGGCCAACCTCAGCCCCTCCGAGCTCCGAGAGCTCATCGGCGCCGCTCGTGCACGACTTGTCGAAGGAAGCAGCCGAGAGGTTGCTCCAGATGGCGCTCCGGAGGCTGGCGGCTGACGACGTCTACGCCTATGGCGAATACGTCTTCGGACATCAACCGGCCCCCCACCACATGCAGATGGTGGATTTCATCCTCGAACGACTGGAGCGACACGAGGACGGCGTCTGCCTCCTGCCCCGGGGACACGCGAAGACGACGTGGGGCGACACCATCCTCCTCTCCTGGCTGCTCGCGAAGAAGCCGGACCTCCGCGTCGGGCTCATCAGCAACACGGCGCGGCAGGCGGTCGACTTCTCCCGGGCCATCAAGTGGACCATCGAGAACAACGACCGATTCCGTGAGGTCTTCGGCAATCGCACCGGGACGGTGAAGTGGACCGACGCCGAGTGGATTTCCCTCGATTCCCCTTTGCATGGCACGAAGGACGTCAGCTGCTACGCAATCGGAGCTGGCGGCGCCATCATCTCCAAGCGTTTCGATTTGATTCTGTGCGACGACATCATCGACGAAGAGAACGTCACTACCGTCGACCAGCTTGAAAAAATCGAGAACTGGTTCAGCAAGACGCTTCGTCCCTGTCGTGCGCCCGGTGGGTCCATCATCGTGCTCGGTACGCGGTGGGGCGAGGGGGATTTGTATGAGAAGCTCATCCAGGAGCGGAAGTGGCCTAGTCTGGTACGTGGCGCCATCTATGAAGAGGATGGTGTTCAGAAGGCCCTCTGGCCAGAATACTGGCCCGTTGACAGATTGGAACACGAGCGAAGAGACATGGGTACCGCTCTCTTCGCCTGCGCGTATCTCAACGACATCTCCGGCCTCATGGCAGGAAACGTATTTCGTCGAGAGTGGTTCCAGTACTTCGACACCCTGGACCCTGAAAAGACGTACCGAATCCGGATGGGGGTAGACCTGGCCTCCTCCGAACGGGAGCGCGCCGACTACACCGCCCGCGTCATCGTCGCCGAGGACGAGGAGTTCAACCACTACGTCCTCTCCTATTACCGGGACAAGCGCGAGACCGGGCACCGGGAATTCGTCATCGACGGCTGGATGGCGTACCAGAACATGGAACGCATCATCATCGAGTCGCAGCAGTTCCAGTCCACCCTCATCAAGGACCTCCTCGACACGACCGCGCTCCCCGTCGTCGGACGCAAGGCCGACACGGACAAGGTGACGCGGGCGCGCTCGGTCTCCGCCCGCTACGAGGGCCACAAGGTGTTCCACCACCGGAGCCTTCGGGATTCCGACTTCGAGTCGGAGTTGCTCTCCTTCCCGAAGAGCCACGACGACATGGTCGATGCGCTCGGCTATGCGATGGACCTCGTCGGCTCCCGTCTCGTCTTCGGGAGCCTCTCCCTGTGAGGGCGGAGTTCCGCGACGGATGGCGTGAAATCCCTGACCACGTCGGGACGATGCTGCGCAGCATCGACACATGGCGTTACACATACGAAGAGGCCCTCCGCCTCTCCGAGAAGCAGATGGTCGCCGACCTGCTCAACCGCCAGCAGAAGGCCATCGTCCGCGATGCACTTCGAAGGAAGGTGTGATGGGCATCCTGGCGGACATCCGCAACGCCATCGCGCCCCGGACGTCACCGGAGCGCGTCCCGCCGACGTCCTCGACGGTCGTCACTCCCTATTCAGGGAAGGTCGGCAAGTCGAACGCTCAGCAGTTCCGTAACTGGTCGGAACATTCAGAGTGGCTGCGCGCCGCCATCAACGTCCGCAAGACCCAGGTCAGCTCGGCCGAGTGGGACATCGTCCCCTTCGACACCGAGCGGGAGATGAGCCAACCGCTCGCAGACCGCGTGCGCGAGCTCTTCTCCATGCCCAACAGCCGCGTCGACTCGTTCCGCTCCTTCATCGAGCCCATCGTGGAGGACATCCTCGTCCTCGACGCCGGGTGCGTCGAGAAGGTGCGCAACCTCCGCGGCGAGGTCGTCGAGCTCTGGCCCGTCGACGGTGCCACCATCCGCGTCTCCGCCTCCTGGGACGGACACAACCCGGACGAGCCGCGGTACTTCTGGTACCCGGACTGGCAGGAGCGCGCGAAGTTCCGCAACGACGAGCTCCTCTACATCATGTCCAACCCGCGGACCTACAGTCCGCTCGGTCTCTCACCGGTCGAGACGCTGAAGATGACCATCGACAGCGAGCTCTCGGCCGCGGAGTACAACAGGCGACAAGTGCTCGAAGCCGCACCCGACGGGCTCCTGCACCTCGGCGAAGGTGCACGTCCGGAGGACGTCGAGCGGTTCAAGAGCTATTGGTCGAGTGAGGTCGCAGGCAAGGGAGCGCTCGCGTTCATCGGAGGCACGAAGAACCCGACGTTCGTCCGCTTCAAGGACAGCAACCGGGACATGCAGTTCGACGAGTGGCAGACGTATCTGGTGCGGAAGATTGCCGCCGTCCTGGGCATCAACCCCCAGGACCTGGGCATCACCTTCGACATCAACCGGGCCACCTCCGACACGATGCTCCAAATCACCGAGGACCGAGGCCTGCGTCCTCTCATGGCGCTCATCCAGGACTACTTCACGCGAGAGGTCGTCTGGGATACCGCGTTCGGCGGCAAGGAGAACAACCTCGCCTTCCGATTCCTCCAGCTGAACCTGAAGGAGTCGACCGCACGCGCCCAGATGAACAAGCTCGCGCTCGCGGGGTTCCCCTGGAAGACGCCGAACGAGGCGCGCATCGACGAGGGCCGGGAGCCGCTCGGGCCGGAGTACGACAAGCTCTTCGTCGTCACCCCGACCGGCGCGGTCAGCCTGGACAACGTCCCGAGCGCCCGCGAGGTCCTCGACTCACAGAACAAACCTGAGCCTCCTGCGTCGGCGGGGGCGGATGCGGGACCCAAGAAGCCCGCAGGCCCGGCCCCGAAGAAGTAGCGGGAAGAAGACTCGAAGGAGAATCCGTTGACCGCAGCTCTTTCGGTTCGCGTCTACACGGGCGCGAGCGCGGGGACGCAGTCCGCAGCCGTGACGGGCATCGACTTCGTCTCCGCCGACAACGCGACGAACAGCATCGGGAACCGGACGTCGAACCCCATCAGCGTCGGCACCAACTCGTACGAGAAGTGGCTGAAGCTGTACATCGACACGGCCCCGTCCAATGGCGTCACCAACTTCAAGATTTGGGGTGACGGCGCCGTCCAGACGAGCACGTCGCTCTACTTCACGGCGAACTACGTCACCGGCACGACCCCGACCAATGGCACGTCGAGCATCGCGAACGCGGCGTTCACGACCTACACGTCGGGCAACAAGGCCACGTGGGACGCCACGAGCTACTCGGCTACCGGGTCCACGACCCGCTACGCCGTCTTCCAGCTCCAGGTGGCCGCTGACTGCGGCCCGGGGAACTGGACCCAGGAGACCATCAGCTACAGCTATGACGAGACGTGATAAATACCCGCTGTAGTTGTAGACTCAGCGCATGGACGCTGAGCTACTCTATCTCGCGGGATTTATCGACGGAGAAGGTCATATCGCTATCGGCGTAAGCCGAAGTCCCCAGGGCCGGAGGCGTTGGTATCTCAGGTTCGCCTGTCATCAGGTGAATCCAGCGCCTCTCCTCCGGCTCCAGAGACGGTTCGGTGGCTCCATCCAGGTCACGAAGCGCATCGGTAACCAGCGGTCCATCTCGGAATGGGTGACCGTATCGAGCATCGCTGGCATGGCACTGCGAGAGCTGAGGCCATATCTCGACGTCAAGGCGGACGAAGCGGATGTCGCCATCGCGTTCCAGAACCTCGTCGAGGACAGGGCGCGAAAGCCAAATCCGAAGAGGCGCCTGTCGCCAGAAGAGGAAGAGCTGAGGGAGTCCATGTACCGACGACTTCGTGAGCTGAAGCACCTCGAATACGACGAGACGTAAATCCGTGAAGACGCCCATCGCGTTCCAGGAAATCGTCGACGCGATGGCTCGTCTGGCGACGCTGCCCCCGGCGGCCCAGGAATACTGGAATCGCCGGGGGGAGCTCTCCGAGGACGAGTTCTGGGAGTTCTACGACTGGCTCACCGAGCGCTGGCAGCCCGCTGAGCCCGACCCCTTCGGATGGGACGATGACGAGATAGAGGAGGCTATCGGTGGCGTACGACCCGTTGACGGAGGCGAACATCCGTCGGGCCGCGTTCCAGGTCTATGACTACTCGACCATCGCAAAAGGGATGGGGGACGACATGGACTGGCTCCGTGTCGGCCCGCTGACGCCGGAGGTGGCGGCGAAGGTCAACGACCTCGTGAAGACCATCTGCGGGAATTGCGACATGACCCAGTACACGGCGGACATCTGGAACAAGGTATGCCAGCTGCTGCAGACGTTCGGAGACCCCGCATGACGACGCTCGTCCTCTGCCCTTCGCGTGGGCGCCCGGAAAAGGCGGCGGAGCTGCTCGGCACGTTCGTGCGCACGGCGGAGCTGCCGACGACGAAGCTCGCGTTCATCCTCGACGAGGACGACGCCACCGCGCAGCTGTACCCCGAGGGCTCGTACGTCGTCCCCCGGGGCAGGCCCGGGATGGCAGACGCACTCAACCTCATCGCCGCGCGCGAGGCGTGCCTCTGGGACGTCATCGGCTTCGTCGGGGACGACCACCGATTCCGCACCCCTGGCTGGGACCGGCGCGTCACGCAGGCGCTGAGGCACGGTGGGTTCGCCTACGGAGACGACCTGTACCAGCGGGAGAACCTGCCGACCGCCGTCTTCATCAGCGGCCCCATCGTCGAGAAGCTCGGCTGGTTCTGTCCCCCGGCCCAGATGCACCTCTACCTCGACAACGCCTGGAAGTACCTCGGGGAGCGGTCTGGCTCCCTCCACTACCTCTCGGACGTCATCATCGAGCACATGCACCCGGCCGCCGGGAAGGCGACCTGGGACGAGGGATACGCCCGGGTGAACGCGGTACAGATGTACGACAAGGACCGCATCGCGTACGAGTCGTGGCTCCTGCACGCAGCGGGCGCGGACGTGAGCAAGGTGCGTGAGGCTATCGCGGAGATGGCGGAAGCGTAGATGCTCGACTACTTTCCCGACTGCAAGGCCATCGCCAGGCACTCGGGAATCCGGTATCCGAACCGCAAGCCCTACACGCACATCGGACTCGCGATGGCCGTGTGGAACGAAGAGAAGCGTCTTCCGAAGCTCCTGAAGAAGTGCCGCCCCTACTTCGGGAAGATAGCCATCAGCGTCCAGGAGTCGACGGACAGGACCTACGACATCGCGCTCCGCTACGCGGACATCGTGAGCTCCGACGAGCGCAAGGGCTACGGCGACGCGACATACGGGTTGGTCGCGGAGAAGCTCTCGACCCCCTGGGTCTTCAAGCTCGACGCGGATGAGTTCCCCTCCGACGACCTCCTCGACAGCCTGTCGCACGCGACATGGGTGAGCGAGCTGCACGAGCTGGACGGGATATGGATTCCGTTCCACAGCTGGGTCGAGGGGAACGAGTACAAGGAGCAGCATTCGCATCTGCGCCTGTACCGCAAGAGGTACACGTGGCCCCTGATGCTCCACAGCCGTCCGGATGTCCCGGACAAGAGGTCGATGCTGTGGCGACACGGGCACATCAACCACGTGCGGAGCCTCGACGAGATGATGCAGGACTACCTGCGTTACTGGGATGTCGGCCGCGGAAATCCCGGATGGGAGGACCACAATCGCCTCATGATGCATAACGCCTGCGTTGCGTCCGCGGCGCGACGCGGGTGGAGGCATGTCCGCTCGTATCCCTGGTGGCCCAGGGTCGAGGCAATCGCATTCGAGAAGGAGAAACCGTGGCTGTGACCGTGACCCCGACCCCCGAGTCGGGCAGCATCACCGCGAAGCAGACCGTCGTGCGCTTCGACCTCGCCGGTCTTTCGCTCAACGATGACACGACGTTCGACGCGGAGCACTTCCCGTCCATGGACGAGGTCCGCTACTACGCGACGTACGAGCTCGACGGCACCGAGATGGGCCGGAGCCACGTCTTCGCCTGCAACGCGGACGGCGAGTACACGCTGAACAACTACATCTTCCCCGAGGCGGGCTCCTGGACAGTCGAGGTCCGCAAGGTGTCCGACGACTCGTCCGTGAAGAGCCAGGCCGTCACCGTCGCCTGAGATGCGCCTGCGTATCCGGGACGCGAGTGAGGCCGACTACCAGGTCGCTCGCAGCAACTTCACCTGGCCCGACCACATCCATCGTCTCCTCACGACGGGCGCGCTCATCGCGTGGCACCGGCCGGAGCAGGTCCTCGACCCGGCGTGCGGTGACGGGTCCATCGTCGAGGCCGCGCACAGAATCCATCCAATCAAATACGCGGGACTCAGTGACATCAGCGCCCCGTCCATCGAGGCGCTCGATGTCTCGTTCCCGCATGAGAAGCATGTCGAGGACGTCGAGACGTGCCTCCGGATAAACCTCGGGAGGATGCGCCCATGGGACATGGTCGTCCTCACGGAGTTCCTAGAACACGTCCCCGACCCCGTCGACATCCTCCGCGGCGCACGTCTCGTCGCGACCAATCTCGTCGCGTCCTCGCCCTGCATGCGCCCGGGGCAGAGCGACGAATCGAACCCGGAACATCTCTGGCAGTTCGACATGAAGGGCTATGGCGAGATGCTAGAAGAGGCTGGCTGGACGCCGACGTCCCACGGCCTGTTCGCGCTCGACGGATTCCCCTATGACTTCCAGCTGTGGAGCGCGACTCGATGAACATCCTCGTCACCGGAGCGGCCGGGTTCCTCGGGCGGTCGTTCACCCGCCACCTCGTCGCCGCAGGGCACGAGGTGTGGGCCATCGACGACATGTCCGCCGAGCACGCCCGGTGGCCGTTCGAGACACCTCCCGAGCGCAGGCGGGAATGCGACGCCGGGTGGTGGTTCACCGATGGCGCGTTCGAGTGGCGGGCGGACCACTGGCCGACGTACTTCGACCGTATCTACCACTTCGCCGCGCCCGTCGGCGGGCGGATGAAAATCGAGTACGACCAGCTCTATAACGCGGACTCGTTGCGCCTCGACATGCTCATGTTCCGGTATGCGGCGAAGCACGCGCGCGTCGCCGTATATCCGTCCTCGTCCGCCGTCTACGGGACCGTCTTCCAGGAGGACGACGGGCACACCTCCCTGAGCGAGGAGATGTTCATCCCGAACGACGGCTACTGGGAGCGGCCGGACAGCATGTATGGCTTCACGAAGCTCGCGGGGGAGGTTCTCGCGTGCACAGCCGCCGAGTATGGTCTCGCTACGCTCTGCATCCGTCCGTTCTCCGGGTACGGGGAAGAGCAGCCACTCGACTATCCGATGCCCGCCATCACGGCCCGGGCAGCCCGGAAGGAGAACCCCCTGATGGTCTGGGGGAGCGGCCTGCAGACCCGGGACTTCATCCACGTGACGGACGTCGTGGGAGCGACGGAGGCGATGCTTGACCAGGGCCTCCACGGCTACCAGGCGCTGAACATCGGCACGGGCATCGCGACGAGCTTCCGCGAGGTGGCCCGCCTCGCCGCGAACATCGTCGGGTATGCGCCGACCATCAAGACGGACGAGAGCAAGCCCGTCGGCGTCGCGAACCGCTACGCGGACACGGAGCGGATGCGCGCGGTCTATACGCCGAAGGTCTCGCTGGAGGAGGGAATCGAGCTGATGGTGCGTTCGCGATGAGCCTGGAGGCGGCACCGACGAATAACGGGACGACAGCCTTCAGGATGGCGTACCCGGACACGACGAAGGCCGGGACGCTCGCCATCCCCTGCCGTGACCACGTGAATGCGGCGACGGTCACGAGCCTCCTGATGACGGACTACTCGTGGCTCCCGCCCGGCGTCTCGGTCAACAGGCTCATCCTCCAGGGCGGCATCCTCACGATGCAGCGCAACGAGGCCGTCCAGCGGATGGAGGGTGACTGGCTCCTCTTCATCGACGATGACATGGTGTTCGAGCCGGGGGACATCGGGCGCCTGGTCGCGACGCGCGAGCAGTACGACCTCGACATCGTCGGCGGCCTCTGCTTCCGGCGCTCCGCACCGCACCAGCCGACGCTGTACATGCGCGAGGGGCCTGAGTCGGGGGGTTACAACTTCCTCGAAGACTGGGATGATGACATCGTCGAGGTCGACGCCACGGGGCTCGCCTTCGCCATCATCCACAAGCGCGTCTTCGAATCCATCGCGGGGACGGAGATGCCACCGCTCGACGTTCGAGTGGGAGGGCGGCCCCCCTCGTTCTTCCGTTGGGGCTCGACGTTCGGGGAGGACCTCGCCTTCTGCCAGGACGCGAAGGCCGCCGGGTGCTCCATCTGGGTCGATACACGCATCGAAATCGGCCACGTGGCGGAGCGCATCATCACCAAGCGCGACTACTGGGCGCAGATTGCCGTTCGCTCGCCCGGGGACGAGTACATGCGCCGCGAGGTCAATGACAAGATGGGCCTGCCTACCCTCGGCTGGGAGCAGGCGAAGGAGAAGCTCGGATGGAGATGAGGGCCTGGCAGGGCGATAACCCCTTCTACCTCCATATCTCGCTCCCGGACGGAGCGGAGTCCGTCATCGTCGACCTGGACGAGAAGGGCTGGGCGACTACCTACGCCGACTGGCTCCGCGTCACGTCCATGTGGAGCCTGCTGCGGAAGGACCACTCGTTCCCCGCGATGCACATGGTCGTCCTCGAAGGTGAACAGCCGTACTACACGGCGCGGCACTTCGCGACGACGAGCGCACCCGGTGAGTACATCGCGTATGGCATCGGGAAGAAGCGTCTCGACGGGGCGACGGACAGGATGTGGGCCTTCCTCGTCGGCCTTGTCTGCACCGGCGATGATGTCGACGTCATCGGGCGGATGCTCCTCGCCGGGAGGGGCTGATGCGCTGGGTCCTCTCGCCAATCATCGGGAACGGAACGTCCGTGGTGACTCCCGGCTCTGAGGCGACGACCGGCCCGTACCGGGCGAAGGCATCGGACTACGGGCCCTACGTCACCATCATCCCCGGCAACGCGGACGGGACGCCGATGTTCAACTGGTGTCTCTGCCGCATCGCGGATAGCGCAGTCACGGCCGCCGACGCCGACCCGGACCTCACCGTCTTCCCCGACCTCCAACTCGACGACGTCCTGACGCTCGCGCAGCGCAACTGGCTCATCACGAAGGTCGGCAACCTCGGGAAGCCCACCGGCTGGATTGTCGCGGGCATCACCGTCCGGGAGGCCCTCCGCACCATCGGTCGCTACCTCGACGAGAAGTTCGACGTGGACTGGATGAAGCTCGGGTAGTTCACCCAGGACACATCAGGCCCCAATCCCATGGGGCGTCGGAAGGGTGCCAATCCCATGGCGCAGACCCTCCTCGACAACAGGAATACCGGACGGGACCTCACTTCGGTGGGGTCCCGTTTCAGTGTGTCCGGTAGGGCCGCCTGATGGCGCTTGGAAGTACCGCACGCGGAACCGCGACGAACAACTCCAGCAACACGAACGGGCTGACTATCAGCCCGAACGGGGACTTCGCGTCGAACTCCATCGCGGTCCTCGTCGTCGCCTACGACAACTCCGGCTCCTCGGGGGCGGACCCGTTCGGCACGGGCAGCGTCACCGATACCCTCGGGAACACGTGGACGTCGCGGCATGCGACCCTCAGGGACCCGGCGTCCGCGAACGCAGGCTGCGTCCTGCGCATCTTCACCTGTGACCAGAACGTCCTGCCCCTGACGTCCTCGACGGTCATCACGTTCACGACCCAGAGCAACTGCACGGCGAAGGCATGCGCGCTCTGGGAAATCACCGCCGCGGACGTGAAGAACGCGGATTACTCCACGACCGGGACGGGTGCAGGCGCCGCGACGACGACCCCTTCGGTCACGACCGGCACCATCACCGTCGAGCAGCTGACCGTCGCCGCCGTCGCCTACGAGACCGGCTCGTATTCCCCGACGGGCGACTCGGACACGACGAATGGGTCGTGGTCGACACAGCAGACGGCCAGGGTCGGCTCCGGTTCGACGGGCATGGCGGTCGCCACGCAGACGAAGCTGCAGGCGACGGCGAACTCGACGCAGACGTACAACACGACCGGATGGACGGTCGCGCAGGACTGGGCGTCTGGCTGGATTGTCCTCGCCGAGGCGAACGGCTGGACGAAGTTCGTCACCGTCACCGCCGACGCCGACATCAAGGCGACCATCTCCGGGTCCCTTGCTGCTGATTCGAACTTCGTCCGTGCGAATACCGGTTCCGCTACCGCGGACGCGGTGGTCCTGCGCACCTATTCGGGGGCAGCCCAGAGCGTCACCGCGGACGCTGTCATCAAGAAGACGTACGAGCCGACGCCGCTCACCGCGGACGCCGTCATCAAGAAGACGTACGAGCCGACGCCGCTCACCGCCGACGCCGTCATCACGCGGACACTGGTCCACCGGCCATCGGGCAACTTCCCTGGGCTGACGGAGACCGGGTACGCGGAGTCGACATCTCCGTCGAGCCGCGACATCACGCTCCCGTCCTTCGTCCCCGGCGACCTTCTCATCATGGCCGTCAGCATGGACGGGTCAGAGGCCCAGACCTGGACCCATGACGGAGCGACGAACCACTGGTCGCAGCTCTGGGATAACAGTCACCTCTACAACGTCCGCATGGACTGCCGCTACCGGAAGATGCAAGAGGGAGACTCCTCCACCGTCACGGTCTCCTGGACGAGTCCGAACGCAGCCGCCTGGACCATCCTGCGCATTCCCGTCGACGACTGGCATGGGACATCCGCTCCGTCCTCCGGGACAGCCGAGACAGGCTCCACGACGACGGCGAACCCACCGTCCGAGACGGCCTCGTGGGGTACGGGGAACAACCTCGCCATCGCCATCGCCGCTGGCGACTACTTCGTCTCAATCGACTCCGGTCCGTCCGGGTACACGACATTCCCGCATCGCTATGTCTCCGGGTTCGCTGGCGCGACGAACATCGTCGCCGCCTACAAGACAGGAGCCGGTGCGACAGAAGACCCGGGCGTCTTCACATATGCCTCCGCGGAGTACTGGGTCGCCGGAACCATCCTCGTCCGCACCATCCACGCCGACGGGGCGCCCATCACGGCTGACGCCACCATCGTGCAGGGGGCCACGACCTACACCTTCACCGACAAGAAGGCCGATGCGGTCGTCTTCAAGGCGTGGGCTGGCGGCGCGACCAACGGGATGGTCTTTACCGCCGACGCCGACATCAAGCGCGAGCGCGTCTATGGTTCCTCTGGCACCAATACCGTCGCGCAGGACTCATTCACAGAGGCAGGCTCGGGCACCGCCGCCCTCTCGACGCACACGCCTGAAACAGGTACGTCGTGGACCGCCGACTACGTGGGCTCCGCGGGCGGCATCCTCATCGACAAGACGAACGACCGCGCCGCGGCGACGGTCCCGCCGAATATGTCCGGTCTGGACGGCGGCGGTATCTCGGTCGTCGCTCCGGACATCTCCGGCGATGTCGATGTCTACCTCTCGACCGACGACGCCTACTTCGGTGGTCCGGTCGTCCGTCGCGTCAGCAGCACGACCTACTACTTCGTGCAGGGGTCGTACAACCTCTTCTACCTCTATCGCTCGACGGCGGGGGCGTGGACAGAGGTAGCATCCGCGTCGAAGTCCATCGGGGCGTCCCGGTATCGCCTTCAGGCGTCCGGTGCGTCTCCGACATCCCTCCGCCTGAAGGCGTGGCTGCAATCCGGTTCCGAGGGTGGGTCGTGGGGCATCGACACGACCGACAACACCGCCGCCAACCAGAACACGACCGGCAAGGTCGGTATCTTCGTCGGGTCCTACGACGATGGCGAAGGACTCATCGGCGCGACCACCGCAGATGACTTCCTCGCCACGCAGGCGGGTGGAGCAGTCGACGGCTCGCCACTGACGGCAGATGCGCGGCTCACCGTCACGGTCTCTGGCTCGGTTACGGCGGATGCCGTCATCAAGCGAGGGCAGACGGGGTCTGGAACTGCCGACGCGACCGTGGGGAGGACGGTCTCCCCCTCGTTCTCTGCTGACTCTGTCATCCAGAAGACATTCTCCGCCGGGACGGGCGGCGGACCCATAGGGGTCAGCGAGTCGGGTGGCTCCGGCGCGGGGACGTCCCTCGGCGTCACGCTCCCGTCGTTCTCGACGGGCGACCTTCTCATCGTCGCCTTCCTGAACGACGCGAGCACGGCCCAGAACTCCTGGACGTATGACGGCGGGACGACGAAGTTCACCGAGCTCTTCAATCAGGTGGGACCCTCCAACGCCTTCCGCCTCCGCGTCTGCTATCGCATCATGCAGGCGGAGGACACATCCGGTGGGACGCTCACCGTCGCGCTCGCCACGTCGAGATGGGCGGCATGGACTGTCCTGAAGGTGACCGGGTGGCACGGGACGACGGTCCCCGAGTGCGGGACCACCGTCACGGCTGGGCCTGCGTCGACCGTCAACCCGCCGTCGCTCGACCCGTCGGGGTGGGGCACCGAGGACACCCTCTGGCTCGTCGTCGCGGGACATTACAACAACGCTTACTCGTCCGGTCCGGCGAACTTCTCCGCGTTCACCGCTCGTCGCTATGGCACCAACGGTGGCGTCGTCGCGATGTACCGGCAGAACGCGGCCTCGTCGGAGGACCCGGGGAACGTCACGTGGTCGGGCGGGACATACTCCGCCGCGAACACGCTCGCGGTGCGGCCTTCCGCTGGTGGTGCCGTCGGCATCACGGTAGATGCCAGCCTCCTGCGGACGTTCGCCTCGACGACGACTGCCGATGCGACAGTCAAGCAGAGCGCCGCTTCGTCGTTCACGGTCGACTCGGTCATCAAGAAGTCCGTGGCCTCGTCCGCCACGACAGATGCCGTCGTCAAGCTTTCAGGCATCAGCTCCTCCGTGCCCGCGGATGCGTCCGTCAGGAAGACGCAGTCCGGGTCATTCACCGGGGCGGCCGACGTCCTGCGTGTCCTCACCGGCTCATTCACCGGGGACGCTGAACTCCTCCTATCCCTCGTCACACAGACCGGCTCGTTCACCGCCGATGCCACGCAGCTAGTCCTCCAGGCGTCCACGTTCACGGCCAACGCCTGGAAGCTCGGCGTCAACGTCTATGGGTTCGGCGCGGACGCCGACATCAAGCGCTCGCTGAGCGGCGCGTTCACCGCGGACGCGGTCGTCAGGACGGCGGGAGCCGGAGGGCTGACGGCGCAGGCTGTCACTCGCGTCAGCAGGTCCGGCTCCAGCACCGCGGACGCCGTCATCAAGCGACCGGCAACAGGGGACACGGTCGCCGCTGGCGTCATCCTGCGCTCGTTCACGACGGTCCTGACAGCGGATTCCATCGCGAAGAAGACGCTGACTGGAGCGTACACCGCCGATGCGGACATCTTCAGGACGCAGACGGGCGCGTTCACCGCGGACGCCCTCAGGCGCGTAGGCCGGGCAGGGTCGCTCCCCTCAGACGCGGACGTCAAACGTGCTGCCAGCGCGCAGCTGACGGCGGATGCGAAGGTTCTGCGGGTCGAGACGCGCAGCTACAGCGCGGACGCGGACCTGAAGGCGACGCAGGCGGCGAGCGTCGCGGCGAACGCGGTCATCTTCGCGCTCGGCCAGGGCCAGGTAGTAGCGGCTGCGGTCATCAAGAAGGAAGGACAGGCGGGGGTCGGCGCGGACGGCGTCATCAAGAAGACCGTCCAGGGTCAGCTGAGTGGCAATGCCGATGTACAGCTCTCCCATAGCGATACCGTCACTTTCGATGCAGTCCTGCGTGTCACCCAGGCGGGCGCGTACTCAGCCTCCGCTGATTTCCGCAGGACCTTCATCTTCAGTCTGTCCTCCGATGCGACGTTCAAGAGACCGTCTACTGGAACCGTAGCTGCTGATGCAGTAATCGGCAAGACCTCGACGGTCGGTATCACGTCGGACTCGATTATCGCACGGACGTCCAGCACCAGCCTCAGCGCGGATTCGTACTTCTACAGGCCTGTCAATGGTGTTGTCACAGCTGATGCGGACATCAAGTCGTCCGGCATTAGCTCAACCTTCACCGCACGGGCATGGGTCCAGGGGTCCGGCGTCTTCGCCCTCGCCGCCGATGCGACGCTCTTCGGCACGCCGACCGGCTCGGTCACCGCCGAGGCGAGCATCAACCGTGGCGGCACCGGGTCCGTCACGGCGAGCGCGGACATCTTCGGTACCCGCCTGGGAACGATGAGCGCCGACGCGGTCCTCCGGGTGGGTGGGTCGGGCTACATCACGTCCGATGCGTCCATCGCGCGGGCAGCGTCTGGGTCCATCGGGGCGGACGCTGTCATCCTGCGGACCGCCACGGGCTCCGTCCCGGGGGACGCCGTCGCGAAGAGGACGCAGGCCGCCTCTGCGCTGGCCGACGGTGTCATCAGCCGCGAGCAGACGGGCGGGACAAGCACATCGGCCGTCGTCCTCCGGACTTTCGCCCTTCAGTCGACGGCCGACGGTGTCATCCGTGGGGGCCGGACATTCTCGTTTGACTCGTCTGCCGTTGTTCTCTCCACCGGGATGGGGAGCTTCTCGGCTTCCGGAGTCATCCGGTGTTCCGGTATAGGAGCCCTCCTCGCGAGCGCTGCAATCGAGCGCTCCTCGTCCGGTTCCCTTACCACGGATGCCTGGACTAGCACGACGCCTGTCGCCGTTTTCACGGCCTCGGCTGTCCTCCAGCGCAGAGCCGCAGTATACACAATCACCGCAAGCGCCGAGCTCACAACGCATGCGGCCGGGTCCTTCGTCGCGGATGCGCTCCTGCGCAGGACATTTGCTGGAATCTGTAGCGCCGACGCTGTTGTCAAGTCGACGCGTTCTGCTACTCTCACATCGGACGCCATAATCGCGGCGTCCACGACGCACGCCTTCACGACAGATGCGCGCGTAAGGCGAACAGGGACCGCGAGCGTCTCCGCGGACGCGGTGGCGCTGGCAGGCCGGACGTCCGGCTTCACCGCAGACGCGGTCTTTGGTTCTTCTGCCGTCTTCTCCTTCACCTCGGACGCGAACCTCCGTGGCGTCTTCGACTTCACGGCGGACGCATGGGTCAGCCTCACATGCGCCTTCTCGCTTACCGCGCATGCGTGGGTCGGGCGGTTCCTCGACAGCGACATCTACGCGCACATCGATGTCGATGCAATCTCCGCGGATATCGATGCCGATACCATCGGGTCCGTCCTGGACATCGATGCGATAAGCGCAGAGCTGGACGTAGATGACATCCGGGCCGCCATCGAGGTGGACTCCATCGAGACGACCTTCTCGCTCGCCCCGCCAGCCACCACTGTCCAAACCGGTCAGCTGACAGCAGCGGCGCGCATTACGGGGGTGCTGTGATGCCGACCTATCCGACGGTCGTCCAGGGCAATAACCGCCCTGTCGTCCGGGCCACCCTCACGCACAAGGACGGGACCGCGCTCGACCTGACCGGCGCCCGTATCTGGTTCCAGATGCGGAAGGCGGACGACAAGCTCTTCACCGTCAACGCGGAGGCGGACATCTCCGGAGACCCGACGCTCGGCAAGGTGCTCTACGAGTTCGGCAGGAACGACCTCAACGTGCCGGGAACCTACGATGTCCAATGGAAGGTCGTCTACGCCAACCAGGACGTCCAGACGACCGCGAGCACGAACACACTCGTCGTTCGGAGGGAGTAGTGACGCGCGTCTTGTGGATAGGCGACGGCGGCTGCCATACAGGGTTCTCGAAGGTCACGCACGAAATCGGCGACAGGCTCGTTCGCAACTACGGCGATGACATCAGCGTCCTCGCCATCAATCACCGGGGCGACCACTACCCCACTCCGATGAAGCTCTACTCGCCGACGATGCTCTCGCCCGGTGACGTCTACGGCTTCAGCCGGGTCACCGAGATGCTCGGGACAGTCGAGCCGGATGTCGTCGTGATGGTGAACGACCCGTTCGTCGTCATGCGGTACCTGTTCAGCAACAAATACGACGCAGAGAAGTATCTGCTGCAGTACCGCCCCATCCTTGCCTACATGCCCATCGACGGCATCCATCAGCCGGGGACCTGGCAGGTCCTGGCGAACGTCGTGAAGCGCGTCGCGATGACGAAGTTCGGACGCGATACGTGGATGCCCGAGGCGCCGGTCGTCTACCACGGGCTCGATACCGAGACCTTCTACCCGGTGACGCATCGCCCCATGACGATGTCGGACGGGCGTGTCATCGCATCGAAGAAGGATGCGAAGAGAGCGTTCGGGTTCGACCCAGACGCATTCCTCGTCCTTCGCGTGGACCGCAACTCGACGCGGAAGAACTACCCGGACACCATCAAGGCCCTCTGGCCCGTGATGCGGAAGCACTCCGACATCATCGTCCATCTCCATTGCGAGGCGAACGACAGCGCGGGATACAACCTCGCGCAGTTCCTCACCCGAGAGCCCAAGCTGAAGGACCGCTTCCAGTTCCCTGGCGGCATCAACACGTTCTTCGGCTGGCCCGAGAAGGACCTGGCGGTCCTGTACAACGCAGCAGACCTGTACGTCTCCACTACGGCGGGCGAAGGCTTCGGCCTGACCCTCCTGGAGGCGGCGGCCTGCGGAGTCCCCATCGTCGCACCGGACTGTTCGACCATCCCCGAGGTGGTCGGACCCGGCGCAGCGCTCCTGCTCCCAGAACGAGAGCAGACGGTCCCACCCGGCCACGACCAGTGGCTCCCCGATGTCGGCCTGTTTTCCGAGGCCATCGAGAAGCTCTACCTCTCACGTGGGATGCGTAGAGACCTCGGAGAGAAGGGCGCGGCCCACGCCCTGGGCTTTTCCTGGGACTTCGCAGCCGCGAAGTTCCATGACTTGATTTCGGAGCTGGCTACAGCATCCCCGGAGGAAAGTGACACATGGACGCGCGGTTCAATATCTACAGCGGCCTCCTGAAGGCCTATACCTCTGCCGACGGGAAGAAGCATCTGCAGACGACGGCATCATCGACCGTCCGCGACCTCGCGGGCGACGAGATTCGGCTGCCTGCCATCGAGAAGATGGCGCAGTCCGCCGTCGGGATGACCATCTTCCTCAACCACGAGTACAAGGTCCCCGAGGACGTCCTCGGGACCGTCGAGAACACGAAGGTCGAGCAGCGCGGCTGGGGCGAGACAGACCCCATCGTCGACCTCGACTTCGACGTCGTGGTGAATGAGACGAACCCCCGCGCCCTGAAGACCTGGGAGGCCGTCGACTCCGGCGTGAAGCTGGGGACGAGCATCGGCGCCCAGATTCCGAAGGGCGGAGCGACGAAGAAGAAGGACGGTGGCTTCATCATCGAGGACGTCAATCTCCTCGAAGCCTCCATCGTCGGCATCCCCGCGAACCCGCGGTCCTGGGTGCAGTACGCGACGAAGAGCCTCTCGACCATCGTCGATGGCGAGGAGCCGTCCTTCGAGACCGAACCTGAGCCCGAGCCGGAGCCCGTCCCCACGGAAGTGGAGAAGGACACCGAGCCGGATACCACCGGTGCCATCAGCGAGGAGCTGGCCGAAGACGTCCAGCCCGACCTCGCCGAGGGACGCACGCGCGTCACGGTGACCGTGACGAGCGACGACAGTCAGGGTTCGCAGACCACCTCGCCGGGTGCCTCTGAGAACGATGCCCTGCTCGACGAGACAGCCGAGGGCGACACGGAAGACCTCGGAGATACCGTCACGCGCGACGCCGAGTCGCAGGACGACCTCCACAAGGCCTTCGAGACGACCTCGGGCCGTCTAGTGGAAGTGTTGACGAAGATGGTCGAGCTCCAGAAGCAGGTCGAAGACCTGAACGAGGAGAACGGCAACCTGAAGGAGAACCTGAAGGCGGCCAAGGACATCATCGACCGCATCGCCGACCTCCCCATC